CGGAAGGTAACACTACGTCTGATGGATATATTGGACCAAGCAGTACTCATAACGCAGGTGTGAGAGTTGCTTGTGGATATGGCAGAGCGGCGGTCACAGCTATAGGCGCAGTCAGCAACACCCACGGTAAATCTGGCACTGTTGGGATATATGATTATTCTGGAAAATGCATTAATATTATAAAAGGTAAAGATATTGAACTAAACACAGGTTTTAACCGAACTGGGCACTTCTATGAAGATGGAGGCACTACCGATGCAGAGGCTTATCACGCCGCCAATTTCGATTGGGATATTGCAGACCTTCACGGTTTTGGACAAGGGCTTGCTATAGGAGAAGGCATAATAGCTGTAACCGCATCATTAATCATTCAGAATAGTGGTACAATTGCTGATGAATCTCGTGGAGTTCTTTTTATATTTGATTTAGATGGGTATGAGTTATCTAGAACAGTAATGCCATTCGCTAGTCGTGATCTTAGAAGTGGATTCGGGGGTGCTAGTTTAGATGACCCTCTTGAAGTCGGGAGAGGGTGTTCTAGAATAGATATTAATGATGGTAAAATTATTATTGGCGATCCTAGATTTACCCCACTGGATTCTGGTACGCAAGACAGTGCTGGCGCCGTAAACTTTGACAGATGGATGACCGGCGCAGTATTCGCCTTTGATACCAACGGAAACTATCTTGGTAAACTGGCCCAAGGACGAAAAGACGGTGGCACACAAACCTTCCTTAGTGGTACTTCAGCTGGGCTTGACAACTATATAGGGGGGTCGGTTAGCGTTGGAAACGGACAAATAACGATATATAGAAGTCCAATAAGGAAAACCAACCCGGCAACTGATGCATATGGTGCGACGATGTATGAGCAATGGTTTGAAAATTTTACATCTGATTTTGAATATATACCTGATCCCGATTTTGCAAATGGCGAAGAATATGGAGATAGTGTACGTCTTAACGGAGGGGATGGGTTCTGGGATAACAGCACCTTCGATAACGAAGGTGATCAAGGGATAGATCAGTTTAGACCTATCGATAGGGCATCTCAACCTCTTGGTTATGATGACATTCTGCCAGTTCCTTCTATCTTTTTTCAATTTGTGGATGCAGAGGATTACCACACCACCTGTTTACTTAGAAATGGATACAAAATATTGAGAACAGTTCGAAGAAACGATTCGGGTAATGCAAAACCAACTTTTAGATTTATAAAGCAGGATGAAAGTGGCGCAGCTTATTTTTATAGAGATTGGGAAATAGCTTCGCTCGACTATGGGCATTCAAACGGGACAGATTTAGAAGGATTTGGTAGAAAAATGGCAGTCTCGAATGGAAGAATTATAATGAGTGGTTGTATTGCATCCACAATGGCAGATAGATTCGTTTGCTTATTTAGATTTCCTATGGCGACTCACTCTAAAAGTATATTCGAAAGCACAATGAGGTAATCACAAATGTTCCCTAAACGCAATACTTCATACCAAAATTTGACTAAAGAGGATTACTTAAGAAGGTTATTAGACTCTACCAATATCTTCTTAGGTCAAAACTGCTGTTTTTCTGTAGTAAACAATATACAACTCTCTTATGCGGGAGAGGCTAAACTAGATGATACACTTATTGGACCTATGACTTTGACCTATGATAATATGTTTAGTTGGCACTCACAATTAAATGATACCATAGCCTCTTTAGGGTATGATAATATCACAGAACTTTTAGTAGATCGTGGGTGGGAAAAGGTGGATACACCTCAAATTATGGATATTTCTTGGTGTCAACTTGATAATGATTTAGCAACCTTGACGCCAAATGCACCATTTGATAAACAACGTTGCACTAACTTATACATATATAATGGCACTTATTGGTTAGAAAAGACGATTGATTATTGGGAAATAGTTAGAGAACATAAGATCGAATCTATTACATCAAACGGCATATTTAGAATGGTAACCCCATAAGTATAAATACTTTCAATACGATTCAAAGTAGGATTTAGAATGGCACAACCAACCACAAGAGCAGAATTTAAAGAATGGTGTCTACGTAAGTTAGGTAAACCCGTTATAGAAATAAACGTAGACACTGATCAAGTAGATGATCGTCTAGACGAGTCATTATCCTACTATTGGGATTACCATTTTGATGGCGCTGAAAAGGTGTATTACAAATATCAAGTGACTGGAGACGATATAACCAATGGGTATATTGAGATGCCTGAAAATATCATAGGCGTAGTGAATGTGTTTAATGTTGCTTCGTCTGCAACATTTTCTTCTGATATGTTCAGCGCAAAGTATCAATTTGTTTTAAATCATCTACACGAAATAAGCAACTACAATCTTGTTCATTATTATATGAATATGCAGCATCTTCAGTTTATGGAAGAGTTGTTGACAGGAAAAATACCTCTTAGATACAATAGGCATATTAACAAACTTCATCTAGATACAAGTTGGAGTGATATCCCGGAAGAGAGTTACATAATTGTAGAAGCCTATAAGGTAGTTGATCCAAATATATATGCAGATGTTTGGAAAGATAGATGGCTTCAAAATTATGCAACAGCAAAGATAAAATATCAATGGGGTGCTAATCTAACAAAGTTTAATGGAATGCAACTTCCTGGTGGAGTAACATTCAATGGAGAACAGATACTACAGGACGCTAGAGAAGAGATACAAAGACTAGAAGAAGATATGATCACATCGTACTCACTTCCTGTTGTTGATATGATAGGATAGTATTATGGCAGTCAACTACTATTTCAACAACTTTGAAAACTCCTCAGAACAGAGCTTAATAGAAGATTTGATTATCGAATCTATTCGTATCTATGGTCACGATGTGTTTTATATAAAAAGAACATTAGATAGTCTTGATGATTTAATGAATGAAGACGATACTTCCACATTCCAAGAAGCATATATGGCAGAGATGTACATTAAAAATGTTGATGGATTTGAAGGTGAAGGAGACTTTCTATCTAAGTTTGGATTACAGATTAGAGATAGTATTACGTTTACCATTGCTATTAGTGTGTTTAACACGGAGATTGCCTTCCAAACTAGTGACGCAAGACCTATGGAAGGCGATTTGATATATCTTCCACTAAACAATAAGATATTCCAAATTCAACACGTTGAACACGAAGCAATATTTTATCAAATGGGGCAACTCCAAACATATGATATACGATGCGAGTTATTCGAATACAGTGGAGAAAAGTTTAGTACAGGTATTGCTAATGTGGATAGTATGTTCGAAAACTACGATATTTCTTTAGAAACGGCAGCTAATACGATTGAAAATATTGATCCTATAGCAGATAATATTGTCATTGAAACTGAAGGAGACAATATTCTTGACTTTAGCGAAGAAAATCCATTTGGGGAGAATAACTTCTAATGTTTGGAAATGAATTCTACCACTCTACCACAAGAAAGTATGTTGCTGCTTTTGGCACACTTTTTAATAACATCTACCTCACACGCACTAGTGGTGATGGGAATACTACTAGGTTTCGTATCCCGATAAACTATGGACCAATGCAAAAGTTTCTTGCTAAGACACAGCAAGACCCAAACTTTACAGCACCTGCAATATCTTTACCACGTATTACGTTTGAGTTAACGTCTATGACATATGATGGAACTCGCAAGTTGGGGTCTTTAATTAGAAATAGATCAGCTATATCAGACTCTGATTCAGATTTTAAATCTCAGTTTTCGGCGGTTCCGTATAACCTAGATTTTACTTTAAGTATTATGACTAAGTTTACAGAAGATGGCACTAAGATTCTAGAACAAATAATACCGTTCTTTACACCTGATTTTACACCTTCACTACAGATTTTAGAAACGCCAAACGTAACATTAGATGTTCCTATCATACTAAACAGTGTATCTCAAGAAGATATTTATGAGGGATCATTTGAAGAAAGACGTGCTTTAATATGGACACTCACTTTTCAAATGAAGGGATATTATCTTGGTCCAGTGGCTAATAAGAAAATCATTAAGTTTTCTGAGGCGGATATACATACAGGTTTAGACAACACAGTTGCAGAAGTAGGAGTGAACGTCCAACCTGGACTTACTGCAGCAGGAAATCCAACCACAAGCTTAACCGAAACTGTAGATTATGCAAACATTAACTATACAGACGATTGGGCATATATAGTAGATGTAACTGATGTAACGGTGAGTGATGATGAATGATGAAATTAGTAAAACCCTTGGGTTAGAACCTTTGTCAACTGAAGTGTTGAAAGGTGAAGTTGTGGTCCCTAAACCAAGTATTAATGCTGTCTCTGAAGAAGAGCGTGACTATAAATATGCTAGAGATAACTTCTACAACGTCATAGAAAAGGGTACTGATGCTCTAGAGCAAATGCTTGATGTTGCAAGAGCATCAGAGCATCCACGTGCATATGAGGTTGTATCAACACTTATGAAAACATTGGTTGATGCTAATAAAGATTTAGTGAAAATGGGTGACGATAAACGTAAATCAGAACCTAATATAGAAGAGAATAACACTAAAACAGTGAACAATAATCTATTTGTAGGGTCTACATCAGACTTACAAGAAATGTTAAGAGATATGAAAGAAGATGATTGATAAAGGATACCTTGGTAATCAAAACTTAAAAGGAAAAAATACTCAAATTGAGTTTACTCCTGAAATGATTAAAGAGTATGTAAAGTGTTCCAAAGATGCTATATATTTTGCTGAGAAACATATTAAAATCGTACACGTTGATTACGGATTGATACCCATAAAATTATATGATTATCAAAAAGAGATAGTTCACGCTATAATGGGAAGCAGACGGGTAACAGTAAATACGTCTAGACAAGCAGGTAAAACTACAACAGCAGCAGCAGTTATTTTACATTATGTTTTATTCAATGAGCATAAGACTGTTGCTTTACTTGCTAATAAAGGTGATGCGGCAAGGGAAATACTTGATCGTATTAAGATTGCTTATGAAGCTCTTCCTAAGTGGATGCAACAAGGAGTTGGGGAGTGGAATAAGGGATCGGTAGAGTTTGAGAATGGGTGTAAGATTATTGCTGCAGCTACTTCATCTTCAGGTATTCGTGGTAAATCTATATCATTTCTGTATATTGACGAAACTGCATTTGTTGAGAATTGGGATGAGTTTTTTGCGTCCGTATATCCAACTATATCTTCTGGGAAAACTACAAAGATTTTATTTACCTCTACTCCGAATGGACTTAATCACTTCTATAAAACCTGTGAAGGTGCAAGAGAAGGTACAAACGGATATAAGTTCATTGAAGTTCCTTGGCACAAAGTTCCTGGGCGGGATCAACAATGGAAAGATGAAACTCTTGCAGCAATGGACTTTGATTATCAAAAATTTTCTCAAGAGTTTGAGTGTCAGTTTCTTGGTTCAAGCGGAACTCTTATAGAAGGGTCCAAACTTAAGACTCTAGTTTCAAGAACCCCTATCGTTTCTGATAATAATATTAATATGTATGAAAGACCAAACTCTCAAAACACCTATGTATGTGTAGCAGATGTGTCAAGGGGGAAAGGTTTAGATTATTCAGCTTTCTCAGTATTTGATGTTTCTCAAATGCCTTATAAACAAGTATGTGTTTACCGTGATAATATGGTTACGCCTGTGGATTATGCTGAGATTATATTTAGAGTTTGTAAATCATACAATGAGGCTTCTGTACTCGTTGAGGTCAACGATATTGGTGGACAAGTTTCTGATATCCTTCACTTCGATTTTGAATGTGAAAATTTACTATATACAGAGAGTGCGGGTCGTTCTGGTAAAAGAATATCTGCTGGGTTTGGTAAGAATGTAGATAAGGGCATAAGAACTACAAAAACAGTAAAATCTATTGGTTGTAATATCCTAAAGCTTCTTGTAGAACAAGATCAACTAATAGTTAACGATTTTTCAACTATAAACGAGCTTTCTACATTCTCTAGAAGAGGAAACTCATATGAGGCAGAAAGTGGTTCACACGATGATATGGTAATGGGATTGGTCTTGTTTTCTTGGTTGACAGATCAAGCCTTTTTTAAAGATATTACTGATATTAACACTATGATGAAACTAAGACAAAAAACTGAAAATGAAATAATGGACGATTTAACACCATTCGGGTTTAATATGGATGATATGTATGATAATGGAGAAGCGTCTCCATATGCCCATAACTTCTTGGGGTATGACTAGTTTTGAATTTTATAAATAGTCCATAGAAATAGTTTGAAGATAACTATAAACATATAAGGAGAAATGACAATGGCCTTTCAAATAAGCCCAGGTGTAAATGTTTCTGAGGTTGACCTAACTACGGTTGTACCCGCAGTTTCATCAACTACAGGTGCATTTGCTGGCGTTTTCAACAAGGGACCAATCGGAGAAGCAATATTAATCGACTCTGAAGTTACTTTAGTTGAGCGTTTTGGCAAACCAACCGCAGATAATTTTGAATCGTTTTTTACAGTTGCAAACTTTCTATCATACGCTGGCGCTTGCTATGTAGTTCGTATCGATAATGGTGCAACTAAAGCTAGTAACATTAGCGCCCCATTCATCGCAAAAAATGCAGGTATAGATGGGGATTCTTTAGAAGTCGTAACTGTTGGAGATGGCGTAGGAGAGTTTTCATCTACAGGAACTCTTACAGAATTTCTAATCGATATTTCAACATCTAGAACTACAGCATCTTACGATAACACAACTTCAGCTTTAACTATTCAAGATGGCGATATCCTAGAGATTGGTGATTACACGCTAGAGATTGATACCGTTTCAGGTGCTACTATCACCTTTAAGAATAAGTATACAGGATTTGCGAACTTGGGTGACGGTGGTGCTTCAGCACTCACAACAGTCACTAGATATTGGGGTGGATATAAGGCTATAAATGTCGCACCTAATGCGGGGCGTTTTCATATTGTAGTAAGAGATACTAATGGACTAATACTCGAAACATTCAATAATGTTTCCCCAACTTCAACTGATAAAAATGTAGATGGCACTTCAGCATATTATAAGACAGTAGTGGACAATGGTTCTTCTTGGGTAACCACAGAAGGCGCTCAAGGATCAAATATTCTAGTATCCACAGGAGCAAGGGCGATATACGGGTTTTCTAGCGGTGGTGCCGGTACTGACGAAGCAACAACAGGCGTGTCTGCATATGCAGCAGGATATGACCTATTCAAAGACGCTGATGCTTTAGATATATCTCTTATTCTTCTAGGTAAAGCAAACACAACTTTAGCTCAATATGTCGTAGATAATATTGCAGAGCATCGTAAAGATTGCGTTGCAATGATATCACCAACGTATAATGCTACAGTTGATGAAATGATTACCTTTAGAGACGCAATCGGTAGTAGCTCCTATGCTATGATGGATAGCGGATATAAGTACCAGTATGATAAATACAGTGATGTCTATCGTTGGGTTCCCCTAAATGGTGATGTTGCGGGTCTATGCGCAAGAACAGATAATGATCGTGATCCTTGGTTCTCACCTGCAGGATATAACAGAGGGCTTATTAAGAACACTGTTAAACTATCGATCAATCCTAATAAAGCGCAAAGAGATAAGTTATACGCATCAGGTATTAACCCTGTAATCACAGAGGCGGGACAAGGAACTTTGCTATTTGGAGATAAGACACTTCTTTCAACACCAAGTGCATTTGACCGTATTAATGTTCGTCGCTTGTTCATTGTTCTTGAAAAAGCAGTTGCTAGAGCATCTAAAACAACTCTATTTGAGTTTAATGATGAGTTTACAAGAGCACAGTTCAAGAACTTAATCGAACCTTTCTTAAGAGATGTTCAAGGACGCCGTGGTATTTACGACTTCAAAGTTGTAGCAGATGAAACAAATAACTCAGCAGAAGTTGTTGATGGAAACCGCTTC